TCTTTTTTCTGTGCCGGACTACATAATGGCCGGCGGGTGAGGACGGTGGGCAAGTATAAGGAGGTGCGGCTATGGCTATGCATCCATGCCCTAGATGTGGGCAGCTTATCCCCGTAGGCGTTACCTACTGCGAGGGGTGCCGGCCAGCCGCAGAGGCTCAAGCCGCTGAGGCTATGGAGCGCCGGCGAGCCTACAAGAGGCAGAAGTATAACAGTATATATAATCGCAGGCGCGACCCTAAGTACCTAGCATTTTACAGGTCAAAGGAGTGGCGCCTTTTGTCGCGGACCTATCTCCAGCGCGCTGGCTACAAGTGCCAGGCAAAGCTGGAGGGATGCACAGGCCTAGCGGTCGAGGTGCATCACAAGGATCCGATACAGACCGCAAAAGGCTGGGGGGCCCGGCTGGACTGGGAAAACCTTGAGGCCGTTTGTACCTCCTGCCACAACAAGCGACACCCAGAAAAATTCAAGAAATCCGCAGAGCCCGGAGTGATCGACCTGCGGAAGATTTAACAGCACCCAGGGGGTGGGTCAAAAAGTATAGAGTTTTCGGGAGAAAACGGCCACAGAGGGAGGCTTTTGCGGCAAAAAGTCCGAAAACCGGACCCCTGACCCCCTAGAAAGGAGGAGGGCGCATGGCAAGACCCAAGGAGCCCATTGACCTGAAAATCGCAAAGGGTAAATCCCATCTGACCAAAGCGGAAATAGCTGCCGAGCGTGCGGCCGAAGTGGCCCCGGCCACGGACGATATCACGGCGCCCCGATTCCTGACGGCGACCCAGCGGAAACACTTCGACCGGCTGGCCGGTCAGCTGCTCAAGATAAAGATCCTGGGCGAGACAGACGTGGAGGCCCTGGCCCGATACGTCCAGGCCCAAACCCAGTACGAGCAGGCCACCAAAGAGCTCAGGACGCTGATGAAAAAGCGCCCCGACGAGGAGGCCGAGGACTACTACACCCTGCTGGACCTATGGTATACCGCCCAGGATACCGCCTCCCGGCTCCAGGACCGGTACTTCAAGCAGGCCCAGGCGGCCGCCCGGGATCTGGGGCTGACTATCTCCAGCCGCTGCAAGCTCCAGGTGCCGGTCAAGGACGAGGAGCCCAAGGTAAACAAGTTCGGCAAATTCACCGTCATGGAAGGCGGCGGAAGATAAATGATTGATAGAGTGACCGCATACGCCCGGGAGGTCGTGGCCGGTCGCGTGACTTGCGGGAACCTCCACCGCCTGGCGTGTCAGCGGCATTTACACGACTTGAGCTGCCAGCGGACGGAGGCCTTCCCGTACTACTGGGACGTCGAGGCGGCTGAACGGGTTCTACAGTATGCCGAGACGCTGACAATCGCCGAGGGCGCGCAGCCGAAGCCGGTCCTGCTTATTCCTTCCCAGGTATTCGACATCGGCTGCACCTTCGGGTGGCGGAAGGTCTCAAACGGCTGCCGACGTTTCCGGCGCCGCTACAAGTCCATGGCCCGGCAGAACGGTAAAACCTTTGAAAATGGTATCATGGGCACATATATAGCCGGCTTTTCCGGCTATAAGTTCGGGAAGCTCTTTACCGTCGCCACCAAGAAGCGCCAGGCCCGACTGGCCTGGGAGGAAATGAGCAAATTTATCACGGTAGACCCCGACCTGGGCGAGCTTTTCAAGGTAAAGGACTATAAAAGTACCATTGAGGCGCTGGACACGGGCTGCACCATCGAGGCCCTGAGCCGTGAGGCCGGACTGGACGACGGCTTTAGAAGTATTTTCTGCTCCGTGGACGAGATCCACCAGCACAAGGACAACAAAGTTTATAAAGCCCTGTACAACGGCACCAGGTCGCTGCCGGAGACGCTTATCTCCATGATTACCACCCGGGGCGACCAGCTGCAAAGTTTTTGCAAGGAGATGGACGACTACGCCATTAAGGTCCTGCGCGGCGCCACAACCGCGCCGGACTTTTTTGTTGATATCTATTGCCTGGACGATGGGGACGACATCTGGGACGAGCGCAACTGGATCAAGGCTAATCCTTTTTTGTGCCTGGATGAGGAGCGCATGGATACCCTGCGGCAGGACGCCAAGACCGCCAAAGATATGGGCGGTATGGAGCTGCGGGACTTTCTCTGCAAGTCCCTCAATATGTGGGTCAAGAATACGGATATGCAGGCTTTTGACCCTGACAAGTGGACCGCCTGCGGATCCGATAGGACCCTCCTGGAGGTCGTGGCCGACGGTCACACCGACGCCTGGGTGGGGCTGGACCTGTCCAGCGGCGGCGACCTGACCACCCTGTCCCTGGAGCTGCCTCTGGGCGACGGCCGGTACTATGTGTACAGCCATAGCTTTATGCCCCGCGGCCGGATTCAGGAGCACGTCGAGACGGACCTGGCGCCCTACGACGTGTGGGAGCAGGCGGGCCTGATCACTGTCACCGGTGGGGACACCGACTACATGAACGACTATAAATTTATCGTGTCCCACCTGGCGGAGCTGCGGGAGCGGCTGGGGCTGCGGTTTTTAGGGATCGGCATCGACCCCCACAACGCCGCCGGCGTCATGCAGGACCTGGAGGCCTTCGGCTGCCCGGTCGTCACGATCACCCAGAGCGCGCGCAGTCTCAACGATGCCACCGTGGCCATGCAGCTGCTCATCAAGGGCGGCCGGGTGGAGTACGACCGGCGCAACGAGCTGCTGACCTGGTCCATGCTCAACGCCGCGCTGGTTAAAAACTCTTTTGACGAGATCAAACTGGACAAAAAGCCCGGGGCCCGGTTTAAGCGGATAGACCCCTGCGACGCGCTGATCGACGCCCACGCGCTCATGCTGATCACCAACGGCGGAGACGACGGCGTGGACGTAAGCAGCGCCCTGGACGACTACCTGGCCATGATGGGCTGGAAGTGAGGAGGACTAGCTCTTGAAAATTAGAGACCGAATAAAGGCGGCGGCGACCGCCTTCCGCACGAAAAGCGTGAGCACTGAGGAGCAGCTGACGCTCAACCAGCTGCTGGACTTTCTGGGCGTGGCCCAACGTGACCAGGGGGCCCTGTCCGAGGCGACCTATTTTGCTTGCCTCAAGGTGCTGAGTGAGAGCATCGGCAAGCTGCCGCTCAAGGTCCAGCAGACCACCCCGGACCACGGGGTGCAGGTGGTCCGCGGCCATCCCTACTACCGGATGCTCAACGAGCGGCCCAACCGCTTCATGGCCGCGAGCGTATTCTGGGCGACTATGGAGCTCTGCCGGAACCACTACGGCAACGCATACGCCTGGATAGACAGCAGGGACCCCGCCAAGCCTCAGCTCTGGCCCATGGACCCCGCTCAGGTCCAGGTGTACTACGACAACGCCAAGCTCCTGGCCGACACCCCCGACGTGTACTATCGCTGGAGCACGCCCCAGGGCGTGGTGGTGCTGGGGTCCGAGGAGGTCCTGCACTTTAAGAGCCACCACACCCTGGACGGGCTTGTGGGTATCAGCGTGCGGGAGCAGCTAGCCAGCTCCATCAAGGGCGGCACCACCGCCCAGGCCATGCTCAACTCCATGATGGAGCAGGGCATGACGGCCAAAGCCGTCCTACAGTATACCGGCAGCCTCAACGACGCCAACGTTAAAACGCTGCTGGCCGAGGTGGTCCGGTATACCCAAAGCAAAAACACCGGGAACGTGGTGCCCCTGCCCCTGGGCTTTAATCTCACCCCGCTCAACCTCAAGCTGGCGGATAGCCAATTTTTAGAGCTCCGGCAGTACGGCGCTTTACAGATTGCCAGCGCCTTCGGCGTCAAGCCCTACCAGGTGGGCGACTACACCAAGAGCAGCTACGCCTCCGCCGAGGCTCAGCAGCTGTCCTTCCTGATCGACACCCTGCTATTTATCCTTAAGGGCTACGAGGAGGAGATCGGCTGGAAGCTGCTGAGCGACGCGGAGGAAAAGGCGGGCTATCACGCCAAGTTTAACACCGCGGTGCTGCTCCGGGCGGACCACAAGACCCAGATCGAGACCCTGGCTAACGCGGTGAATAACTTTATTTACACCCCCAACGAGGCCCGCGCCCTCCTGGATCTCCCCTGGAGGGAAGGCGGCGACCAGCTGCTGGGCAACGGCGCAGCTATCCCTATCACCCTGATAGGGCAGCAATACACCCGCGGAGCGGCCTCCCCCGACGAGGCCCCCGCGGACAATACCAACGGAGAGGAGGACGAAGATGGAAACAGCAACTAAAACCAGCCCCGGCGCAACCTACAAGGCGGCACGGCTGGAGGCCCAGGAAGTCACCGAGGCCGAGCTGAAACAGATCAACAAGTACGCGCTGGAGCCCCTGACCGCCGAGGACGTTTTTACTTTCTCCGCGATCCTCTGCGACAACGAACTGGACCGGCAATATGAGCGGTTCAGCCTGAAAGCGCTGAAAGACCTGCAAAAGCTCTTTGTCGGCCGGACGGTGATCAAGGACCACGACCCCCGCGCGGACAACCAGGTGGCCCGTATCTATGCCACCGAGCTGGTGACCACCGACAAGGCCATGAGCGACGGCCAGGCTTATGTGCAACTGAAAGCGCACATCTATATGCTGCGCACCGAGGGCAACAAGGACCTGATCGCCGAGATCCGCGCCGGCATCAAGAAGGAGGGCAGCGTGGGCTTCCGGGCCGCGTCCAGCATTTGCAGCATCTGCGGCACGGACAACACGAAAAGCTACTGCCCCCACTGGCCCGGCAGGGCCTACGCCAAGGAGGGCGGCCCCCAGACCTGTACCTTCCTGCTGGACGGTGCCAAGGAGGCCTACGAGTTTTCTCTTGTGGCCGTGCCCGCTCAGCGGCAGGCCGGCGTGAGTAAGAGCTACACCGGCGAGACGGTATACGCTCCCGCGGAGGAGCCCAGCACCGACGACCGCGAGCGCGCTGTGACGCTGCGCGCCCGTCGTAACAAACACTATATATTGACATCAAAGGAGGACATAACTGTATGAATAAGCGCATGAGAGAGATCCAGGCCGAGATCGTAAAGAAAACCGCGGCCGTGGACGGCTTCCTGGCTCCCGGCGAGGGCCGCGACCTGGACAAGGCCGAAATTACCCTGAACGAGATCGACCAGCTCCAGAAGGAGTACGACCTGGAGGCGCGCCGCGAGGCCCAGAAAAAGGCTGACGTGCCCCAGGAGTTCACGCCCGCAGACAAGGCCGACGGCTTCAAGACCCTGGCCAAAGTGGTGGCCGGTAAGCCTCTCGACGAGAACGAGAAGGCGCTCATCTCCGGCACCGACGCCGCAAGCGGTGAGAACTATCTTGTGCCTGACGACGTCCGTGCCGAGATCAACGAGCTCCGCAAGACCTACGTCTCCGCTAAAAACCTGGTAAGCGTCGAGACGACCGACGCCCTGGCCGGCTCCGTCAACTACGAGAGCGGCACCCCCGCGGGCCTGACTGCCTTTGACGACGGCGACGCCATCACCGAGGAGACTAACCCCACCTTCGTGAAAAAGACGTTCACCATCGGCTGGCGCGGCAAGCTGATCCCCATATCCCGCATTCTGCTGGGTGCCGAGAAGGCCGGCCTCATGGGCTACCTGAACCGCTGGTTTGTCAAGAACGCGGTGCTGACCGAAAACTCCGCCATTTTTGCCAAGCTCAAGTCCGGTTACGCCAGCGGCGCTCCCAAGGCTATCGCCGGCTGGAAGGCCCTGAAAAAGTCCATCGCCGTGGACCTGGACCCCAGCTGCCTGCTTGACGGCGTGATCATCACCAACCAGAGCGGCTTTGCTTGCCTGGACGCCGAGGAGGACAAGGACGGCCGTCCCGTGCTCCAGGAAAACCCTGCCAACCGCACCGAGAAGCTCTTCCAGGGTCTGCCTATCCACGTATTCCCTGACGCCCAGCTGCCTAACATCGACACGACCAACTTCCCGCTGATCTATGGCAGCGTGAAGGCCGGCTGCACGTTCGTGGAGTATGACGGCCTGGAGTTCACTCTGGACGGCTCCTATCTGTTTAATAAAAACCAGAACTGCCTCCGCGTGATCGAGGGCTTTGACGTTATGAGCACCGATACCGGCGCCTACATCTACGGCAAGTTCTCCGCCACTCCTGCGTCTACCGGCTCCTGATAAAGGCCAACGGCCGGGCGGGTAACCCCCGCCCGGCTGACTGTTAGAAAGGAGGCAAGATAATGAAAAAGAAGTCAACGAGTATTATTACTGATTGCCCTTATATCTGCGCGCCCAACATCATGGACACGCCCGACTACACGACCAAGACGGTGGTCCTAGACATGACCGGCAAAACGGTTATTAAAGCCGGCACGCCTATCAGCGCGGACGGCAAAGTGGCCAACGACGAGACCGCCATCGGCATCCTGCTCCAGGACTGCCACGCTTGCCTGGGCACCTGTCGCGGTCTGGTGGTTATCTCCGGCCGCATAAAGCAGGACGTAGCCAAAGACTACTCCGGCGTTACCATCAGCGACGAGGCCAAGGCGGCCCTGATAAATATCACCTTCACCGGCGACGGCGCCCGCGCGGGTGTTGGTGGTGGCGGAAAAGAGGATTTTATAATTACTTTGAGCGGTACAACCGTGACATTCCCGAAAACATATAACCAGCTAAAAGCTGAATACGGGAATGACATACTTAAGAATATCAACGTAGTGATTGCCTCTGGCACGTCTTTCTTTTATCCGTTCAGCATAAAAGACATCGGCGACAGGTTAATGGTCAATTACTTTGATACTGTCGGTAGTAGCAGCGGGTATAGTCTGAAACAAGGTTACTTTGCAGTGTTGGGGAACCAGACTTCGGGCACTGTTGGTTCGAACAATATCGGGTGATGTTTAATTACCGCCAACCAGATTAAATCTGGAGGTAACCGAATAACTTACAAGCCCCGCAGGCGCTACCCTGCGGGGGCATTACTTTGAAAGGGGGTCGCAGCATGGTAGTAACACTTGACGAGGCCCTGACCTATCTGGGCCAAGACTATCCCGACGCCGTGGTGTCGGCCAATGCTACCCGAGCCCTGACTACCGCCCACGCGGTCCTGCGGGGCGCGGTGGGTGAGGACGTGGAGACCTACATGGCCGACGACAGCCGGGTAAAGGAGCTGGTGCTCATCTACACGGACGACCTGTACAGTCAGCGGGGGCTCTCCGCTAAGGTATCCGGGGCCACCCGGCGCCTGGTGCAGGATATGGAGTGGCAGCTGCGCCTGGAGCTTATTCAGGCCAGGGCCAAGGAGGCGGGCGCATGAGCTACTACCCCATAACCATCCAGCAGCAGGACAGCACCACGGAGGAGTGGAGCGACCTGCTGCATCTCCACGCGCTACAGGTCAACAAGACCGGCGGCGGGGAGAGCTACAACGCCGGAGCGGGGCAGTACCACCCCCGCTTGACTTTTGTCCTCCGGTGGTGTAAGGCGCTGGAGGCCGTGGCCTATGCGCCCCAGACCCACCGTATCCTGTACCGCGGCCACGCTTTTAACCTTGTAGACTATGACGACTACATGGAGCAGCACCTGACCGTCACCCTGGTAGGTGAGGCCTATGAGTAGCACGATCATATCCCCGGAGCAGCTGAGCGCGGCTATTCAGGAGGAGCTGGGTGTGTACGGTGACAGCATCCGGGACGGCGTGGACAAGGAGGCCGGGAAGGCCATAAAAAAACTGGTCTCCGACACCAAGGCCGCGGCCCCAGTGGGCCACCGCGGCAAATTCAAGCGAGCTATCACCTACGTCAAGGGCAGCGGCGGCGTCCGGTCCCCGTCCTATGTCTGGGGCGCTAAAGCGCCGGAGCACCGGCTGGTCCACCTTCTGGTGCATGGGCACGCCACCCGCGACGGCGGACGTGTGGGGAGCAAGCTGCCCCTGGCGTCGCTGCTGGCCGAGGCCGAGAAGGAGTTCGAGGCCGGCGTGAGGAGGATCATCGAGCATGGTTGACACAATTTTGACCGCCGCCGGCGTGCAGTACCGCCGTGGCCGCTTCCCCCGCCCTCCCAAGGGCACCTATGCCGTCTATACGGACGATAAGAGCACCGACGGCTCCGACGGCGCTGAGGCGCTTGTGGTGACCCACGACGTCACTGTGGAGCTATACGAGCCCCTGCCGGACGACAAGACGGAGGCCGCCATTGAGGAGGCTATCACCGCTGCGGGGCTGCTCTGGACAAAACAGGACCGGTACTGGCTGGACAGCGAACAGCTTTACCAAATCGTATACGAATTTACCTACTACGAGAAAAGGAGGGGCTAACAAATGGCCAAACGCGACAAAAACGTTATCACCCTGGGCTCCGGGAAGATCTACCTGCAAGCCTTTAGCGAGAGTATGCCCACGGAGGCTACGCTCTGCGTGGACGCTAACCTGCTGGGCTATATCAAGGGCGGCGCGTCTCTGGAGTACACCCAGGAGACCTACGAGGAGAAGGACGACCTGGGCTATGTCTCCAAGATCATCACCACCAGCGAGGAGGTCCTGCTCAAGGCCGGCCTGCTGACCTGGAACGGCACCACCCTGAAAAGCCTGATTGACCGCTGCAATGTCACCGAGGCAAGCGGCAAGCGCACCGTCAAGATCGGCGGCGCCGGCAACGCCCAGGGCGGGTACTATGCTATCGGCTTCAAGCACGAGGACGCCACCGACGGCAATCTCTGGATCCTTATCAAGGGCAAAAACACCGCCGGCATCACCATCACCTTCAACAAGGAGGAGGGCACGGTGCTGGAGCCTGAATTTAAGGCTATGCCCCAGGACGACGACGGGACCCTGGTGCAGCTGATCGAGGAAATTCCCACCGCCTAACCCAATACTTCACTACGCAGCGGAGCCTACCACGGCCCCGCTGCATTTTTTTAGGAGGACGCCATGGCTGAAACACTAAATTTTAACACTGTTAACCGCCCGGTGCTGTCGCTGGTCATGATGGACGACGACCGCACCGAGATCAAGGTCAGCACCCCCAGCGAGGGGCTGATCGAGGAGCTCCAGGCCACGCTGCCGGAGCTGGAACCCGTGCTCTCCACCGGTGACAAGGCGGCTATCTCCGCCATTTACGACCTGGCGGCCAAGCTAATCAGCTGCAACCGCAGTTTTCTCCGCGTGACCGGGGAGGACCTGCGCACCAAGTACCGGCTGGATCTGGCGGCCCTGATCATCTTTTTCAACGCCTATATGGATTTTATCTCTGAGGTCACCAACGCAAAAAACTGAGGATCCCGTACTACCCATACACGGAGGGTAGTGCGGGGCACCATGACTATACAACCACCTCCTGGTGGCAGCACCTGGTGGCGGAGTACGCAGGCATAAGCCTCCCCGCCGTGCGGGAGCTGGATTATATCCAGTATCTGGTCTGGCGTCGGGACGCCTATATCCATATGCTCAGCCGCACCGAGGCCGGGCAGGAGTATCTGGATAATGCCTGGAGGATGGAGCAGACCAAGCCCGACAGGGCCAAGCTCCGGGAGAAATTTGGCCGAGAGGAGGGAAAATAAATGGCCGGTAAGCTGAAAGGTTTGACCGTCGAGATAGGCGGCGACACCACAAAACTGGACAAGGCGCTGGAGAATGTAAACAAAAAATCCAGCAGCCTGTCCAAGGAGCTGGGCCAGGTCAACAAGCTGCTCAAATTTGACCCCGGCAACGCTGACCTGCTGGCCCAGAAGCAGCAGATCCTCTCTGAGGCGATAGCCAACACCCGGGAGAAGCTGGACACCCTGAAACAGGCCGAAAAGCAGGTCCAGGAGCAGTTCAAGCGGGGCGAGGTCTCCGAGGAGCAGGTCCGCGAACTGGGCCGGGAGATCGCCGCCACTGAGCAAAAGCTCAAGCAGTACGAGGGTGCGGCCAAACAGACCGCCAAGGCGGTGCAGGACATCGGCGATAAATCTAAAAGCGCCTCCAAAGACAGCAAGAGCCTCCGGGACACCATAAGCGACCAGGAGACCAAGCTGAGCGCGCTGAAACAAAAATACGCCGACGTCGCAGCCTCTCAGGGAAAAAACAGCAAAGAGGCCAAGGCCCTGGCCAAGGAGATAAAAACCCTGTCCGGGAGCCTGAGCAAAAATAAAAAAGACCTATCCACCGCGGAGAAGTCTGCGGACGAGTACGACGACACCCTAAAGGACGTGGCAGATACGTCCAAGGACGTCGAGAAAAACACCGGCAGCATGGGCGCGTCCCTGGCGAGCGTGGCCAAAGCCGGCTTCGCTGCCGTAGCCGCCGCAGCAGTCGCCGCAGTTACCGGCCTTGTGGCCGCGGCCGAATCCACCCGCGAGTACCGCACGGCCATGGGCAAGCTGGACGTAGCCTTCACCGACAACGGCTACACCACTGAGCAGGCGACCGCAGCCTATAAGGAGCTGCAAGGCGTCCTAGGGGATAGCGACCAGGCCGTGGAGACGGCTAACCACCTGGCCAAGCTGACGGAAAACGAGAAGGACCTGGCCGCCTGGACGGGCGACATCCTCCCCGGCGTTTTCGCCACCTTCGGCGATTCCCTCCCCATCGAGGGACTGACCGAGGCGGCCAATGAGACCGCCAAGGTGGGCCAGGTGACCGGCCCGCTGGCTGACGCGCTCAACTGGGCAGGCGTCTCCGAGGACGCCTTCAACGAGAGCCTGGCGGCCTGCACTACCGAGCAGGAGCGGCAGGCCCTTATCACGGAGACCCTGTCCGGCCTGTACAAAGACGCCGCGGCCGCCTATAAGGAGACCAACGCCGAAGTTATCCGGGCCAATGAGGCCAACGAGGCCTGGACCGCGTCCCTGGCGGGCGTGGGCGGTGCCATCGAGCCTATCCTGACGGACGTCAAGCTCATGGGCGCCGCGCTGGTCTCCGATATGGTCCCCGGCGTGCAGGCCCTGGCCGGCGCCTTCCGGGAGCTCCTGAGCGGTGAGGGCGGGGCCGACGCCGTGGGCGCGGCCTTTAGCGATATAATCACCACCCTGCTGTCCAAAGTGACAGAGCTGGCCCCCACTCTGGTCCAGGTAGGTATCTCCCTGATCACCACACTGGTGACGACGATTATATCCATGCTCCCGCAGCTGGTCACCACGGGCGTGCAGCTTATAACCACCATCCTGGACGGGTTGACCTCTGCCATCCCGCAGATTTATGCGGCCATTGCCGCTATGATCCCGCAGCTGGTCCAGGCGCTGGTGAATGGTATCCCGCAGATCATCAACGGCGCGGTGCAGCTGCTCCTGGCCATCGTGCAAGCCATCCCGCAGATAATCCCGCCCCTGGTGGCGGCCATCCCTCAGATCGTTATGGCCGTGGTGCAGGCCCTTGTAACCGCCATTCCGCAGCTGATTGAGGGCGCGCTTGCCTTTTTATTGGCCATTGTGCAGGCCATCCCGCTGATCATCCCGCAGCTGCTGGCCGAGCTGCCCACGATCATCAACGCGGTGACCGACGGGCTGCTGTCCAATATTCCGCTGCTCCTGTCCGCGTCCGTGCAGGTATTTATGGCCATTGTGCAGGCCATCCCGCAGATCGTCGTCGCCCTGGTTAAGGCGCTGCCGTCCATACTGGAGGCGGTTTTCCGGTTCCTGGGCGAGCTGCTGGGCAGCATCGGCGAGGGTATGAGCAACGTGCTCACCACCGTGGTCAACGCACTGCGCAATCTGGATAGGGACTTCGGCCAATGGCTGGGGGACATAATCGCCAAGGTCATAAACTGGGCCGCTAACCTGGTGAGCAATGCCAGGACCGCCGCCTCCAACTTTTTGAGCACTGTCGGCAACAAGCTGAAAGAGCTCCCCAGCAAGGTCGCGAGCGCTATCTCCTCCGCCGTCGATAGGGTGGGCACCTGGGGCACCAACATGGTCAACAAGGCCAAGGCGGGCATGAGCAATGTGGTCACCAGCGTGACGACCACCCTCAAAGAGCTCCCCGGTAAGGTGCTGAGCATCGGCGCGGATCTGGTCTCCGGCCTTTGGAACGGCATAAACGACAAAATCAGCTGGCTAAAGAGCAAGATAAGCGGCTTCGCCGATTCCGTGCTGGGCAGCATTAAGAGCTTTTTCGGCGTGCACTCTCCCTCTAAGGAGACCGCCTGGATAGGCAAAATGCTGGACGAGGGTCTGGCCGGTGGCGTCCTGAAAAACATGGACAGCCCCATCAAGGCTATGGCCCGCGTCTCCGGTGGCGTCCTGGACGCCGCAGCGGGCGAAATTAACGGCCTTTCCCTAAGCAGGCAACTATCTACCGCCCCCGCCGCTGGAACGGCAGGAGCGGGCACTGAGGGCGGCCTGGGGGCAAAGCTGGACAAGATCCTGGCCGCCATCGAGCGCGGGCAGGTGCTCATGCTGGACGGTGACGCCCTGGTGGGCGCGACCGTCGATAAATACGACAGCCGGCTGGGCCAGCGCCGGGCTTTGGCTGCAAGGGGGGCAATGTAATGGACAAGCGCAAGATCATATACGGCACCTACGACACCGCCCTCCAGGGCCCCTGGACGCTTACGGGGTGGACGCTGGACCCGGTATCAATCCGGGCCAATTATGTGGAGGTTCCAGGCCGCGACGGCGACCTGGACCTCTCCACGGCGCTGACGGACGGCGTGCCCAGGTACGGCAACCGTACCCTGACCGCCACCTTCGAGTGCTCCGAGGGTGACCGGCTCCACCGGGAGACCCTTATAAATACCATGGTCAACTGGCTGGACGGCTGGCGGCTGAACATCGTGCTGCCGGACGATCCGGACCACTACCTGACCGGCCGCGTCCACGTCGCCAAGGACTACAACGACCTGGCCCACGCCCGGGTGACCGTGACGGCGGTCTGCGACCCCTGGCGGTACAATGCCTACGAGACCGCTGTCAAGCTGACCGCCGGCGCCACCGAGCAAGAGGCGCTGCTGAGCAACGACGGCCGCCGGACGGTGGTCCCCAAGCTCCTGATCGAGGGAGAGAGCGCCTCCGTCACCCTGAAAGTGGGGACGGCGTCCTGGGTGCTGACCGCTGGAGCCTACCAGCTGCCGGACCTGGTGCTCAACCAGGGCGGCGCGGTTATCTCCTATAGCGGCACCGGCACGCTGCAATTTACCTACCAGGAGGCGGTCCTATGATACAAGTATACGCGGACGAGACCCTGGTCTATGATAGCCGGCTGGAGGACTACGGCCTGCTGGAGCTGACGGCCCAGACCGGCACCAGCATCAGCGGCACGGCGTCCATAAAAATGCCGGCGGGGCACCCGGCCTATAACCGGTTTGTCTCCTACCGGACGGTGGTCACAATATACCGGGACGCCGAGCTGATCTTCCGCGGGCGGGCTCTGTACCCGTCCGACGATTTTTACAACCGGCGGACGATCACCTGCGAGGGCGAGCGCGGTTTTCTCCGGGACGCAGTCATGCGTCCATACGTTTACCAGGACGCACCGGACGCCATTTTTACCCATGTTATCGGGCTGTATAACGCCCAGGTGGAGCCCTTCAAACAGTTCACGGTCGGCACCATCACTGTGACCGACGCCAACAACTACGTGCGCATAGAGCATGAATCCGCGGAGCAGGTCTCCGATACCATCGACAAACTGGTGGAGCGCTGCGGCGGATATATCGTATTTACCACCAACGCCGCCGGCGACCGTGTGATCAACTGGCTGGAGGATCCAGGCTATCAGAGTGGCCAGGTGATCGAGTTCGGCGAGAACCTGCTGGACTTCGCCCGAACGTCAGAAAACACGGACCTGGCGACTGTCATTATCCCTTACGGGGCCAAGAACGAGGAAACCGGCCAGCGCGTCACCATTGAGAGCGTCAACGACGGCAGCGATTTTATCCAAGATCTTGACGCCGTGGCGCTGCGGGGCGTCGTGGCCCGGCCGGTATACTGGGACGACGTAACCCTGCCCGAGAACCTGCTGCGGAAAGCGCAGCAGTACCTGGCCAACAGTAAAAATATAATCACGTCCCTGGAGCTGTCCGCCGTGGACCTCCACGATATGGACAAGGATATCGACACCTTCACGGTGGGCGACTACGTCCGGGTACGGTCCAAGCCCCACGGGGTGGACGATCTTTTCAGGCTGGAGGAGCGGACCTATGACCTGCTAAACCCTGCCAACGGCAAGGTGACCCTGGGCAAGTCTATAGCCACCCTGACCGGGGCGGACGCGGCCGGCGACCGTCGGGGCACGACGGACCTCCAGCAGGTGACCCGTAATATCCGCGCTGACTACACCACGGACGCCGCCGCCATGATCGAGGAGGCGCGGCTGACCCTGACGTCTCTCATCCAGCAATTTGCGGACGAGATCCGGCTGGAGGTCTCCGAGACTTACGCCACCGAGACCAACCTGGAGAGCCTGGTGGCCACCCGGTTTTCTCAGCTGGCGGACAGCTTTACCTTCCAGTTTGATACCTTGCAATCCTTTGTCGACGCCAACGACGCCGACGCCCGGGAGCAGTTCACCCGGATATCAAGTTATATCCGGTTTATCGACGGCCATATCTACCTGGGCGAGGAAGGCAGCGAGCTGGAGCTGGTGCAGCAGCCGGACCGTATTTCTTTTCTTGACGACGGCGCCGAGGTGGCCTATCTGTCCAATAAGCGGCTGGTGGTAACGGACGGCAAGTTCCTCCAGTCTTTGCAGATCGGGGCCTTCGCCTTTGTGCCCCGCGCCAACGGCAATCTATCTCTTGTAAAGGTGGGTGATTAAAATGGCACTCAGCGGTGCATTTACCGGGTCCATCCTAAACGGCAATTACAAGCTGCGGGTCGAGTGGACCGCCACCCAGAATATCGGGGCCAACACCTCCAAGATCACCGCGGCCATGTACCTGGTGCAGGCCAGCAGCTGGGGGCTGAATATCGCCAGCCGGTCCGATAACAAGACCACCATCAACGGCGTGGATATCGCCTGGACCTCTCCTGCTATCAACAACAACGGCGGCAAGACCACCAAGCTGGCCACCGTTACGTCCGGCAATATCGCCCACAATGCGGACGGGTCCAAGAGCGTCACAATCTCCGCCACCTTCCAGCTGCGGGCGACGATCTCCGGCGCCTACCGCGGCACCATCACGGCCAGCGCGACCGTCAACCTAAACGACATACCGCGCGCGACGCAGCCGTCGCTGTCTGTCAGCAGCGCCAACATGGGGGCCGAGGTGAAAATCTCCACGCCCCGGGCGGCGTCCTCCCTGACCCATACCCTGACCTATGAGCTCATCAAGGGCGATATCACCGGGTCCGGCGGGGTGGAGCTGCTGACCAGCGGCAGCATAGCCAGCAACGTGGGCACGTCCTACACCTGGACGGTACCCGACCTGGCCAGCTATCTGCCCAATGACACCCAGGCGACCGCGCTCATCACCTGCGCGACCAAGTCCGGCACCAAGACGGTGGGCACCAAGACCGTGCGGCTGACGGTCAAGGTCCCGGCGGCTCTTATCCCTCCCCTGCCCACTCTGGCCATAGCCGAGGCCACCGCAGGCCTGGCAGCCCGGTTCGGGGCCTACGTCCAAGGCAAGAGCAAGCTGGCCGTGAGCGTGGCGGCCACGGGCATAAAGGGCAGCACCATCAAGGCCTACCAGACCACGGTGGAGGGCAAAACCTACACCGGCAGCTCCTTCACCACCGGGGTACTGACAGGCAAGGGCACGGTGATCCTGACGACCAAGGTCAAGGACAGCCGGGGCCGCTGGAGCGCCGCGCGGACCATGTCCATCACGGTGCAAGCCTACACCACCCCGCAGATCCAGGCGCTGCTGGCCCGCCGGGTAAACGCCGCAGGCGCGGCCGACGAGGAGGGCACCTACCTGTCCCTGGTCTATAAGTACAGCGTGACCTCCCTGGGCAGCAAAAACACGGCCGAGGCCAAGATCGAGTATAAGCGGTCCGTGGACACCAGCTGGACGACGCTGACCACGCTCACGGCCCTCAGCGGTAACACCACATACAAGCCGGCGGCTCCGACGTTTAGTATCGACTATCAGTACGACGTGCGGCTGACCCTGAAAGACTGGTTCGGCACCTCCCGGAGCTATACCACAACGCTGCCCAGCGGCGCGGTGATAATGGACTTCAAGGCTGACGGTACCGGCGTGGCGTTCTTCAAGACAGCGGACCAGGCCGGCGTGGACTTCGGGCCAAAGATCGCCGGGTATACGTCCTCCATGGGGACCCAGACCGGGCGGTGGCAGTTCCCCGGCGGGCCCCTCATCCAGTGGGGCAAGCTGGAGATCACGCCCTCCGCGGTCAATACCCCCACGGCGGGAACGGTGACCTTCGGCGAGGCCTACACCGCGCTGCCGAACGTCTTTTTAACTCCGGTCACCAGCGTACCGCAGAACGTGAGCCTGGGCGTGACCGGCCGGACGAATACCGGGATCACGGTGCAGCTGGCCCGGAGCGACAATTTGACGACAACGGTCATAAACTGGCTGGCCATCGGGCCGGCGTAAGAAAGGAGCCTGAACTATGGGAAAAACCTGGCTAGAGCTGAGCTGCGTTGACCAAGCTATCCGCCTCACGGGCACGCCCCGAATCGCCTCCGGCGGCGTAAAGGAGGACTACCTGCGGGTGACCTTTTGCGATAAGTGGGACGGCTACGCCAAGACGGCCATTTTCTTCCGGAGCCGGGAGGAGGTCTACGGCATGGTACTGGACAGCGCCGGGGAGTGCGAGATCCCCCACGAGGTGCTGGCCACGCCTGGCGTGCTGCACTTTGCCGTATACGGGACCAAGGACGGTGCCACCCGCACGTCCGAGATTGTGGACTACACTATCCAGGACGGCGCTATCACCAGCGGGTTGAAAAACTCCACACCCGCCACCCAGACCATCCTGGAACAGATCACGGAGCTGGTGGCCAGTAAGGCGCCGGTAGCCAGCCCGACCTTTACGGGTACGCCCACGGCGCCTACTGCACCGGCGGGCACGTCCACGACGCAGCTTGCAACGACGGCCTTCGTGGCCGCTGCCCTTGCCGCCCTGGTGGATAGCGCGCCGGAGACTTTGGACACCCTGGAGGAGCTGGCCGCAGCTCTGGGCAACGATCCCAATTTTGCCACCACCATCACCACACTGATAGGCAAAAAGGCGGCAGCCTCCGACCTGACGGCGCACAAAAATAACACCACGGTGCACATCACGGCCGCCGAGCGGGAGGCCTGGAACGCAAAGCAGAAAAAGATCCTTATCGGGTCCACCGATCCGGACGCTATGACCGGACTGGTTGAGGGAGATATCTATATCTACTGCCCGACTATGGGGGAGTGATATAAATGGCCAAGACGCTCACCTTCACACCCACCGCTACCTATGTGGGCAAGAAAACCCGAACGGATAACAACGGCTTCTTGTATCAAGCGCAAGCGCCTGGGGATATGACCCTCTGGACGGAGCAAGCAAGCCGCATCGGGGCCACTGGCTCCAGCAGCAACGCGGTCTGTTACGCCGAATCTTTGTTTTTCAACGAAAGCGCCGACGGGGTACCGCTCTCCCTTTGCCGAGGGCACCAGACCTCCGTCAGCATAGCGGTGACCAGCTCCGGCGTGTCCTATCATCCAACGCTATACTACGGCGCGAAAAAGAATACCACTCCCACAAACTTTTCGTATGACAACGACCAAGAGTGGGACGCGGAGGCCTGGCGGACGGCCGGTACAAGGTCCACGCTAACCCTGGGGAACGCAATCCCGGAGAGCCTTGCATACGTCTTTGGCGGCTTTGACAAGATCACCTACTGCGCCCTGTCCAACCCGGTCCTGACCGTAGTGGTGACTGATTATACCATCACCTACCACCCCAACGAGGGCACCGGCGCCCCCAGCGCTCAGACTGTGTCCATCAGCGCCGACGGGTACAAGGCCACGCTCTCCAGCACCGCGCCCACGCGGGACGGGTACACCTTCAAGGGCTGGGCGACGACAGCCGGCAGCGCCGCGGCCTATCAGCCCGGGGAAAGCATCACCATCAGCGGCGACACCACTCTGTATGCTGTCTGGGAGCTGCTGACCTATACCGTCACCTACAACAAGGGCGCCAACGGCACCGGCGACAACGCCACCGCCACCAAGACCCACGGCACCGCCCTGACCCTGGAGGGGGCCCTGTTCGCCCGGACGGGCTACACCCAGACGGGCTGGGCCACATCGGACGGAGGGGCTAAGGCCTACGACCTGGGAGGCAGCTACACGACCGACGCGGCCGTGACCCTGTACCCGGCCTGGACGGCTAACACCTACACCGTCACCTTTGACGCCAACGGCGGCGAGGTGACCACAGGCTCCAAGACCGTCACCTATGACGACACCTACGGCGAGCTGCCGACCCCTACGCGGGCCGGGTACCGCTTCGACGGCTGGCATACCGACCCGGACGGTGGCGAGCAGGTCCTGGAGAGCACCCCGGTGAGTATCACCGACGCCCAGACGCTATATGCGCACTGGACGGTGCAGTCCATCGTCCACGTCATGGACGCCGCGGGCACGCTGCACGACGGGATCCTGTACGTCACGGACGCGGCCGGCACCCTGCACGTCGGTATAGTCTACGCCGCCGACGCTGACGGTGCGCTCCACGTAAACGGATAATAAAGGAGGTGAGGACAACGGAAAAGGTAACTAATTTTGTGATCTGGGCCCTGAAACGGGCCAAGCGGGACACCGTCCCGGCCAACGCCGTCCTGCCCATCGACCGGAGCCTGGTGGGCTCTGAGGGCGAGGCGGAATATCTCTGGGGCACCAGCGGCCGGGTGGTGAACCAGACGCTGCTGGACGCCCGGTATAGGTCCTACTATAGCCCCAACGGCTGGACCCGGGACGAGTACGACGAGGTCACCCGGGGCTGGGTCTCCGCCCGGAAAAGGGTGGCAGACTGCCAGGGGCTCCTGGACTGGTACCTGGGCAACGACACCAACGCAAACGGCAACTACCAGCGGTACTGCACCGACCGGGGCCTCTGCGCTGCTATCTCCCGGCCGTATGTGATCGGGGAGGCAGTCTTTAACGGCACCGATCGGAAAAAGACCCACGTCGGATGGGTCTGCGGTTTTATGCCTGACGGCGACGTGCTGGTGGTGGAGGAGCGCGGCCTGGCCTACGGCTGCGTAATCACCCGCATGAGCAAGCGCAAGTGGAAATACCGGGGCCTCATGACTAAAAAATTTAGCTATGACGCCACGGCCCCCCAGCCCGCCACCCCGGAGGGCTACGCCTTCCAGCGACAGCTGCGGTATGGCAGCAGGGGCGACGACGTGATCGAGCTCAAGCGCCTGCTCATCAAGGCAGGATATGACAAGGGGATCACGGTCAGCACGTCCAGCAGCCGCAATTACTACGGGTCCACCCGGACGCAGGTCAAGGCCTTCCAGCGTGACAGCGGCCTCACGGTGGACGGTATCGCCGGCCCCAACACCATCCGCGCCCTGGGAGGCGCCTGGCAGAGCTGAGGGGTGAGCCGGATGGAATTTGGAGAGGTACTCTGGAAACTGCTCCCGTCAATCGTTACGGGGGCAGTGCTTTTTTACTGGCAGCGCGGGCAGAAGAAACGCGACCAGCAGCAAGAGGCGAGGACCGCCGCCCGGAAGCGGGAGGAGCTGCTAACGTTTAATCTTTTGACCGCCAACGCCAAGCTGTCCTACGCCGTGGCTATGGCCATCAAACGGGGCAAGGCTAACGGCGAGGTGGAGGAGGGCGTGGAGGCCTACGAGGCAGCAATGGGCGAATATCAAGCCTTTTTGCATGAGCAGGCCGCCGAGCATATGACCGAACAATAAAAAGGAGGAAAACAAAAAATGATGGACGTTATTATCGAGAACGCCGTGGCCATCGTCGCCACGCTGCTCATGACCCTGATCGGCGTGCTGGGCACCTGGCTCACCGCCAAGCTGGCCAAGCGGGAGGAACTGACCAACATCAACGCCGCCCAGCAGGAGGCCATTAAGGCCGCCCAGATTACCGTGGGCGAGCTGCAACAGACACTGGTCGAGGGGCTGAAAGCCGGCCACGAGGACGGCAAACTGACTAAAGAGGAGATCGAGGCCCTGGGTAAGATGCTGGTTGACAATGCACTGAAAAAAATGAGCGTCTCCGCCATCGGGGTCCTCAACGCCGCCGCCGTGGATATCACCGCTCTGATCAAGGGCGCCGGCGAGGACTGGATCCAGAAGCTGAAACAGTGAACCGCTTATGCGGGACGACTTTGAGATCCTGCGCGTCCCTCTGCCCCGCGCTCGGACCGTGACCGTCTACCCGGTGGCCGACGTGCATCTGGGCGCGGCTGAGTGCCATGAGCAGGAGTGGGACGCCTTCCGGCGCCGGGTCCTGGGGGAAAAGGATGCATACCTGATCCTCCACGGGGACCTGATCAACAACAACACCCGCAGCAGCGTGGGGTCGCCTTATGCCGATATGCTCCGTCCCCGGGAACAGAAGCGCCGCATGGCTGAGCACCTGGAGCCGCTGCGGGACCGGATCCTCTGCTGCGTCTCCGGCAACCATGAGCGGCGCAGCCTGAAAGACGCGGACCAGGATCCCACCTATGACATCATGTGCAAGCTGGACCTGGAGGACCGCTACCGGGAGAGTATGGCCTTTTTGTATCTGACCATCGGCACACGCTCCCACGGCCGCGGCCGAGAGGACAGCATGGCCGCCTATAGCCTCTGCATCACCCACGGCGCCGGCGGCGGGGCTCTATCCGGTGGGGTAATTAACCGTAACGAGCGCTTCGCCCGGTCCATTTGCGGGGTGGACGCGCTGATCGTCGGGCACTCTCATAATGGCATGATAAGCCGCCCGTCCCAGCTGGTCATGGACGCCCGGACGGACCGAGTGCTCCAGCGGGATATCGTCGTGGTGGCCACCACCTCCTGGCAGCGCTTCGGGGGCTACGCCGCCCAGAAGATGCTACAGCCCCGGGCAAACTCCTCCGCGGACGAGCCTTTGCTCTTGCAGCTCAGCGGCACGCGGAAAAAATACATACGCACAATCTGGTAAAACGCAAAAGGGCACCCGCTGGGTGCCCTCTTTTTTTGTGCTTGACGACCGCCTGGCCGCCCGGCTATAATGCTGTAAACCCTTGCTATTACTGACCTGAAAGGATGTGTACATCAAGTGTATGCGGGTGAACTGGCGTACCCATCATGTACATATGCGGCATAAAAAATTATAGCCGCAGAAAAACCTCCAAAGTAAAGGAATTATCACCCTTCGGCTTGCCTTTTCGGTTCGTGTGCAGGCTGGCCTTCCCGGTATACTCTATCCGGTCCACAATCACTTTTAACAGTTTATTCTTCTGTTCCGGCGTGGCGTCTGGATCCTTTAGGATCGCAATGGCCGCTTCCAAAGAGGTGACCCTCTCCGCATAGTCCACGGTCGCCGGCATCTCCGCTTTTGCCTTATATATCGCCGCTTGACAATCTTCAATTTTTGCCCGGAGGGCTGCGTTCCGTCGGTCAAAAAGGTCCTGCGTATACCGGCCGGTCTCCAGCAGCTCATACTGCTTGTCCTCCTGGGCCCGGTATTCTTCCATTTGCTTTTGCAGTTTATCCAGGAGCCGCTGCTGGATCTTCGCCGCGTTCCCGTCGCCGTTTTTGACTTTTAGCTTTAGCGCGGGCAGCTCTGCTTGCTCCAGGGACGTGAGGACGGCGTCGTCGATCAAGGAGACGGGCACCGACTTATAGCAGCGCGGCCGTGTTCGGCACTCATAGCGGTCCTCCGCGTGCTTGTATGGGTGCTGGTATAATGCCTTGCCGCATTTCCCGCATACCAGGATAGTGCTGTATGGATTTTTCAGCGCATAGGTATGCCGCTCCCGAGGGTTCCGGGCGACGAGCTTCTGGGCCGCGTCCCAGGTCTCCCTGCTGATAATAGCGGGCTGCTTGCCCTCCGCGATAATCACCTCATCCTCTGGCTGGGAGAGGCATTTAGTGACGATTTCCCCGCCCTCCATCACCTGAGTGGTTTTATGCTTATTAAATACAACCATCCCGACGTAGTGCTCATTCCGCAGCATGACCCGGATCGTATCCTTGACCCACTTCTTCCCACGAGGCGCCGGCACGCCCATTTTATTGATCCGCTCAGCTATACGGTAGGGGGATAGCTGCTCTTTGGTGTACCAGTCAAATACCAGGCGGACCACTTCGGCCTGTTCCTCTATGATCTCCAGGGTGTGGTCCTTGCCTATCTTGATTTTTTTATATCCGTATGGGGCATAATTGCCGATATAGCACCCACGCTTTACGGCTGCGACCCGGCCGCGGAAAAGGATCTCCTTCGTGTATTCAAGATAGTCCCGGCCGCGTAGAAGTTCGTCCTGGAAAAACTTTCTTTCCATTTTGTTTTCCAGGTCGTAGGTCATGTAAGGGGTGACCACCTGGGTGTGAGTGAACCGGAAGGAGTTTATCAGCCGGCCGCAGTCCTCCAAGTCGCCGCGGCTGAGACGCTGAGGCTCCACCACCAGCACGCCCTTGACTGCTGGGTCCTCCAGGCGGCTCAGTACCTTTTTAATCTCGACCCGGTCGTCGATGCTTTCCCCGGAGACGACCTCCCGGTATATATTATCCTCCGGTATCCGGCCACCCAGCTCCCGCTGCGCGTACTCCTGGAGCATGGTCTCGTGCTTCTCCAGCACCTCCTCCACAGTCTCCCGCGGGTCGTCCTGGCGGCTCTTTCTTAAATATATAATCCATGTATCCGCTAATAGCGTGCTGCCCGTTTGATACATACTCCTCTACCCCTTTTGTCTGATTCTTCTGTATTTTTCTGACTGTATTGTCAATTTTGATTGTTTGTGCTACTATGACCCTATCGTGAAAGCGTACATATGTTTCCATCGAAAGGGCGTGAACCCATTGAATCCCTTGCAATCCGCAATTGTAGATATAGTCTGCAAGACGACTGACCAGGATTTACTGGATTTTATACTAAAATTACTTTTGCACGAGGGCACTTAAAAGGTTTTTAACTGCCTCATATTGCTCCTTCGGCAGCTCTGCGAGCTGCTCCACCACATCCAAAAAATCTGGATCTTTTCTCATTTTAACGACGACCGACGCCAGGACGTCGTTCTTTTTTTGCTCCGCGGTACGGGTGCTTTGGGTATCGTACCCCCACAGCCACATCTCCGACACGTCCAGAGCTTTTGCCAACTTTATGGCCGCTTCCTGTCTAGGTTCCACCGCTCCGGATATATACCGGGAAATGGTTCCTTTATTGAGCCCCGTGTCTCGTACCAAGTCCGCCTGGGTTTTTCCGGTGATGCGCATGGCTTCCTGGATCCGCTCCGCCGTTGTGGCCACTCTGTTAAATCCTGCCATATTTTCACCTCCTTTTTAAGTCTACTATATTATACCATCCGGCTTGCATGGGCGCAACAAAAAAGAGAAAAAATGTTGCAAGAAAGCAAAAAAGCGTATTGACAATTAAACATTATATTGATATAGTAATGCCACAAGGTTGCAAGATTGCAACCTATAGAAAGGAGGAGCATGGCATGAAGTACGCAAAACTGAGAGGCCGAATCAAAGAGAAGTATGGCCGACAAGAGGATTTTGCCGAAAAAATGGAAATGAGCAGAGGGACGTTGAGCCTTAAGCTCTGCGGCCGCAGAGACTGGACCCGTGCGGAGATCGTGAAAGCCTGCGGGCTGCTTGATATCCCTATCGAGGGAGTTCCTGCGTATTTTTTTTAACTTGTTTGTTGCAATCTTGCAACAAACGAGAGAAAGGAGGGAAACAGAATGGACGGCTGGACGGCATCGGCAGCGCGCCCCGGCTATGTGACCAAGGTCGTGCAGGCCGGCGCCTGTACCCTGGTGCTCCACCGGCCGGAGCTAAGCAAAGAGGAGCGGGCCCGCCGGGAGAAGTACACCCGGGAGGCTCTTGAGCCCATCATGCGGGATTACTACAGAACCCAACAACGAAAGGAGCAGAAATGAAAATTATTATTAACCTCCCCAACATCATCGACCGACCGGACCAGGAGCTCACGGCGGAGCACGTCATGCTGGTATCCAATGACGGGGACTGTCACTGGGTATTGGCCCAAGGCTGCACTACCCCCGACCGCATGGCGGTGGACCTGACCGACCTGTTCCTGGTAGCGACTAAGGATCGCCCCCATGTGCGGCGCGAGGCGCTGACCCAGATCGTTACCCACTGCTTACAGGAGGAATCGAAATGAACCACACCAAGATCCAGCAGGAGATCATAAAGGCCCTATGCGCCGAGCGGAAAATATCGGCCTTCCGGGTGCCCGAAACGGAAAAGACCTTTATCACCGTTGACGGGGTGGTGGGGTACCTCATCCCCGACAAGCAGCTGCACGTCAGCCTGGCCGGAACCCAGAACGCCGTGAACGTATTCGGGGACAGCCTGACCAACCTTTTCCAGTCCGTCCAGCTGACAGGTACAGACGAGTACCGGCTGGGAGGTCAGGCCCGGAAGTATATCGCGGACCGCTGGCCGGATACGCCGGTATACATAAAGACCAGCGTCCTGAAAAACTTTGAGGCGCCTACCCTCTACACCACCGCCCAGCGGGAGGAACAGATCCCCATTGCCGTGTGTGTGGTGGCCGAGGAAAAACCCTTTTCTGAGGAGCTTGAGATCGTGGGCGTGGCGTGCCCCGTAAGAATTAAAGATGAGGAGGAAACCGAGGAATGAACGAGATTAACGTAACCGTCAACCTGAGCACTGAGGACCGCAAGCGTCTGGACGCTATCCTCGACGCCCTAACGGCCAGCCGCAACTGCGAGCGCTGCGCCAGCACCGTGGCCAACGCCATAAGCGACTTCGCCGGCGCCCCTGGCACGGCCCAGAAACCCGCAGAGCCCGCACCGGCATCCCAGGAGGCCAAAGCCCCGGAGCAGCCGAAACCGGCCCAGCCCAAGCCCCAGAAGGAGGTCACCCTCTCCGAGATCCAGGCCCTGACCGCGCAGGCAATCGCCGCCGGCAAGAAGGCCCAGGCCCGGGAGATTATCACCCGATACGCCGACAGCATCAGCGGCCTGCCCAAGAGCTGCCTGGCCGAGGTCCAGGAGCAGCTGATCGCCCTGAGAGAGGAGGGCTAACGTGGCCTTTGAGATTGTCTGCGTGATCTGCGTGACGCTGATCATCTTAACCCTGATAACGACAAAGAAAGGAGGCGGCAAACGTGACTGAGCTAAACGACCACAGCAGCCGGGCCCATGCGCTGCTGAGCGCGTCCAGCGCCCACCGCTGGCTGGCCTGTCCCCCCTCCGCCGTAGCCGCTGAGGCATATCCCAACCAGGACACCGACTACACCCGGGAGGGGACCCTGGCCCACGAGATCGCCGAGGCATACGCCCGCGCCGCCCTGGAGGGCCGGAAACCCGAGAACGTGAGAGCCTTCGCAGCCGACCCGCTCTATGCCTATGAGATGCTGGAATGCGCTCAGGGCTATGCGGATTATATCCAGGAGCAGATCAAGAGCGACGCGGCCACGGTGCTGCTGGAGCAGCGGGTGGACTTCTCCCCCTGGGTGCCGGACGGCTTTGGCACGGCGGACTGCATTATCCTCCAGGGCGACACCATGGACGTGATTGACTACAAGTACGGCCAGGGTGTGGCGGTCTCCGCTGAGCACAACCCCCAGGAGCAGCTTTACGGTCTGGGCGCTCTGAACGACTACGGCCTGGCCTATGACGTCAAGCACGTCCGCCTGCATATCTACCAGCCGAGAATCAACAACGTCAGCGCCTTCGCGCTGCCGGCCGAGGAGCTGCTGGCCTGGGGCGATAAAACGGTAAAGCCCGTCGCCAAGCAGGCGGCCAAGGGCAAGGGAAAATACTGCGCCGGTGACTGGTGTAAGTTTTGTCCCCACGCCGGCCGCTGCCGGGAGCTGACCAAGACCTGCACCGAGTACGTCCAGACCCACCAGCTGCGGGTGGCCGTGCCGGTACTGGCGCCTTACGAGGTGGCCGACGTGCTGCGCATGGAGCCCCTTGTCTCCCTTTGGCTCAAGCGGGTCCGAGACCAGGCCCTGAGCACCCTCCTGGACGGGGGCGAGGTCCCCGGCTACAAGGTGGTGGAGGGCCGCGGATCCCGCGCCTGGGTGGACGAGCTCCAGGTGGCCAGGCTGCTCCAGGAGGCCGGGTACAGCCGGGAGGACATCACCGAGACGTCGCTCCTGTCCGTGGCCAAGATGGAGAAGGCCATCGGCAAGAAAAAGGCCGCCGAGCTGCTGGCTGAACAGATCGAGAAGCGCGCCGGGGCGCCGACACTGGCCCCGGAGACGGACAAGCGGCCGGTCTACGACCGCAAAGCCGAGGCCCTGAAAGACTTCGAGGAGGCGCCCAATGCCGACAACTAGGGAAATCCTCTTTATGCTCCTGGCCCTGGCCATATCCGTATGGAGCGTCGTCGAGAAGTACAAGAGCGACCAAGCCGCAGCCCGACGCGAGCAGCGCATGGAGGCGACCCACAACAAGGTGTTGGACAGTGTCCTCACTAACTACGAAGTAGAAAAGACCCGCCGGGAGGAGCAGGAGCGCACCATTGCCGCCCAGCGTGGCGAGATTGAGAGCCTGAAAGCACTTTTATCATCCACCAGCGCGGCCAACTGCCGCGGGAAAATCATCAAAAACACCAAGGAGGCCTAAATGGCTAATATGCTACGCACCTTTAAACGCTCCATCCTCCACGCCCGCCTGGAAAAGGCCGGCATGGGCAATCTCAACAAGCCGAGGAAAGACCGGCACGGCCTGAAAATCCCCAGCAAGTTCGCCGAGTACTGGAGGAAAGTCACCCAAGCATGACGCCCAAGGAGTACGAGCTAATCCAAGCGCGGCTCCGTGGCAAATTGAACCAATATACAAACGTAAAGGAGATAAAAAAATATGAGCACTAAAGTAGTAACCGGTAAAGTACGTTTTTCCTACTGTCATATTTTCGAGCCCCAGGAGCCCCAGGGCGGCGGGGACCCCAAGTACAGCGTTACCCTGCTGATACCTAAAAGCGACACCCAGACACTGGGCAAGATCAAGACCGCCATTGCCGAGGCGCGTGAGAATTTTTGCAGCCGAAACGGCGCCAACGCTCTGCCCGCCAAGCCCAACCATACCCTGCACGACGGCGACGGTATGCGCGACAGCGGCGAGGAGTTCGGCCCCGAGTGTAAGGGCTGCTATGTGATCACCGTGAGCAGCAAACAAAAGCCCGTTATCGTGGACGCCTTCCGGAACGATATCACCAGCCCAGTGGAGGTATACAGCGGCTGCTATGGCCGGGCCTCCATCAACTTCTACGGCTACAGCAAAAACGGCAAGAAGGGCATCAGCGCCGGCCTCCTGAGCGTGCAGAAGCTCCACGACGGCGATCCTCTGGGCGGCAATATGGGCAGCGCAGACGACTTCGACGACGGCTACAGCGACGGGGCCACCGATGACTTCCTCATGTGACCGCCGCCGGCTCCTTATCGACCTAGAGACGTACAGCAGCGCGGATATCAGCAAAACCGGAGTATATAAGTATGTCGAATCCCCGGACTTTGAGATCCTGCTGCTGGCATACGCCTGGGACGACGAGCCGGTGCGGGTGCTGGACCTGACAGCGCCAGACGGGGATCTGGACGAGCTGTCCGCCATTTATGCGGCTATCACCAACCCCGACGTGGTCAAGGTCGCCCACAACAGTGCCTTTGAGCGGGCCTGCCTCAGCGAGTGGCTGGGGCAGGACCTCCCGCCGGAGGAGTGGGAGGATACCATGATCCTGGCCGCCATGAACGGCCTACCCATGAGCCTGGACGCCGCGGGGGCCGCCCTACGGCTAAAGGACCAGAAGATCAAAGAGGGCACCAGCCTGATCTCCTACTTCTGCCGGCCCTGCCGGCCGACTATCGCCAACGGCGGCCGGACCCGGAACCTACCGGACCACGCCCCGGACAAGTGGGAGCGCTTTGTGGAGTACTGCCGCCGCGACGTAGAGGTCGAGCAGGCCATCTACTACCGGCTGCGAGGGTATCCGGTGACGGCCTTCGAGCGTCACGTCTGGGCCCTGGACGCCCGTATCAACGAGAGGGGGGTCCTGATCGACACGGAGCTGGCCGAGGCGGCTATCGCGGTGGATGAGGCATTTACCACGGACCACGCCGCCGAGATGCAGCGCCTCACCGGGCTGAACAACCCCAACAGCGTGGCCCAGCTCAAGGACTGGCTGGCCGGCGTGGGCCTGGAGGTGGACAGCCTGGACAAGGCCGCGGTGCAAGATCTCCGCGGCGCTGCCACGGATCCTACCACCCGCCGGGTGCTGGAGCTGAGGCAGCTGCTGGGCAAGACGTCCACCAAAAAGTACCAGGCCATGCTGGCCGCCGCCTGCACCGACAACCGGGTCCGGGGGATCATGCAATACTACGGCGCCGGCCGGACCGGACGCTGGGCCGGGAGAATCGTCCAGCCCCAGAACCTCCCCCAGAACCACCTGGACCACATCGAGGCGGTGCGGGAGATCGTCCGGGCCAGGGACCTGGAATCCCTGGAAATGATCTACGACAACGTGCCCGACGTACTGTCTCAGCTAATCCGCACGGCGCTGATCGCCAAGGCGGGGCACACCCTCCTGGTGGCCGACTATTCGGCCATTGAGGCCCGCGTGATCGCCTACCTGGCCGGTGAAAAATGGCGCATGGACGTATTCGCCCGGGGCGGGGACATCTATTGCAGCAGCGCGTCGGCCATGTTCAAGGTGCCGGTAGAAAAGCACGGGGTCAACGGCCATCTGAGGCAAAAGGGCAAGATCGCGGAGCTGGCCTGCGGGTACGGCGGCGGGGTCGCAGCCCTGAAAGCCTTCGGGGCTGACAAGATGGGCCTCACCGAGGACGAGATGCAGCACATCGTCACCCAATGGCGGCAAGCGTCTCCGACCATCCCCCGCTTCTGGCGAGCAACCGAGCAGGCCGCCAAGCTGGCACTGGGCACACCGGGCCGAGCTATGGCAATCATAAGCTGCGGGATAAAGTACCGCTCCGACGCTGACGCGCTGCGCTGCATTCTCCCCAGCGGCCGGGTCCTATCCTACTGGGGCGCCCGACTTGACACCGACGGCTCCATATGCTTTATGGGCCAGAATCAGACCACCCGGAAATGGGAAAAGACCTCCACCTGGGGCGGCAAGCTGGTGGAGAACATCGTCCAGGCATACGCTAGGGATTGCCTGGCCACCGCCATGGTACGCCTGGACGCCGCCGGCTACCAGATCATTTTCCACGTGCACGACGAGATTATCGCCGAGGCGCCGCAGGGCAGCCGCTGGGAGGATATGGCCGAGATCATGGGCCGACCAATTAGCTGGGCCCCCGGGCTGCTGCTGACGGCCGACGGCTACGACACACCATTTTACAAAAAGGACTGATACATATGAAACCCATCGACGTGAAAGCACTCATCCAGATTAAAGCCTGCCGGGACCGTTTGACGGTCCAGCAATACCGGACCCTCCGGGGCCAGGTCCTGGCAGGTGACGGAGACGCCGCCCTCAAAGGGCTGCGGAAGCTCCTGAGCATGGGGCAAAGTAACGCAGTGAGAAAGCACGACTAAGGAGGTGAGACCTTTGCGAGTAAACTACATCGACAACGTGGACTGCCTGGAAGGGCTGCAACAAGTTCCGGACGCCTCCGTGGACCTGATAGTAACAGATCCTCCATACTTCCTGAGCATGGGGCACGCGGGCGCCCGAGACAACGCCAGGTCGGCACAGCTGACCAGTAACCGGACCTTCAACGACCTGGCGATCTGTACTCCTTTCTACCGTCAGCTTTTCGCGGAATACAGCCGCGTGTTGAAAGAAACCGGCAGCTTTTACTTCTTTACCGACTGGCGCGGGTATGCCTACTACTTCCCGCTGATCAACGCCGCGCTTCCCGTTCGCAATCTGATCGTCTGGGACAAAAAGAGCGGCCCCGGCAGCTTTTACAGCTATGCCCATGAGCTGATTATTTTCGGGACCCGCCTATCTAAGACCAAGGGCGGGGTCGGGACAAACGTATGGCGCGAGGCAGCGTTTTGCTCCGGCGCGAGAAGCACAGACGGCGAAAAAGTCCATCCGACGCAAAAGCCTCTGGCGCTGATCAAAAAAATGATCGAGGACTGCTCTGACCCCGGCGCCATTGTCCTGGACACGTTCATGGGCAGCGGCACCACCGCGGTGGCCTGCTTGCAGACCGGGCGGCGATACATCGGCTTTGAGCTGAACAGAGAGTACCACGAAATCGCGGAGAAGCGCATAGCCGATACCCTGGACACGCTGCTGACTGAGTAAACGAGAAGGAGGGGCGACAATGGACGTCCTGAACGACAAAAAACTGGACATAGCCCTGGGCAACAGCCGCAAGACCAAGACCTGGAAAAACAAGCCGGTCCTCTGGTCCGAGCTGCTGGACCGTATGGCCCAACCCACCCGGACGTCTGAGACCCTGGCTGAGTATCGCGCCATGACCAAAGACCAGCAGAGCAACATCAAAGACGTGGGCGGCTTTGTGGGCGGCTACTGCAACAACGGCAACCGCTCAGATATCCGCTTCCGGTCCGTGCTCTGCCTGGACGCTGACTACGCGGACGGGGCGCTCTGGGACGACTGGGGGCTCCTCTACGGCAACGCCGCGGCGGTGTACTCCACCCATAAGCACACCCCCGAGAAGCCCCGCCTGCGTCTTGTGGTGCCCCTGGCCCGCAACGTCACGCCCGACGAGTACCAGGCCATAGGCCGCAGGGTGGCCAATACCCTGGGTATTGACAAATTCGACGACACCACCTACCAGCCCCAGCGGGTCATGTACTGGCCTAGCTGCTCCCAGGACGGGGCCTATGTGTACCATCACCTGGATGGGGCTTTTTTGGACCCCGACGCGGTCCTGGCCACATACCACAACTGGCAAGACGTGTCAAGCTGGCCCATGAGCAGCCGGGTGGCCGAGATCGTCAAACGCACCGCCGCCAAGCAAAAGGACCCCCTGGAGAAGGGCGGCCTGGTTGGCGCCTTCTGCCGAGCTTACACCGTCCAGGAGGCTATCGCGGAGTATGTGCCCACCTATCAGCCCTGCGAGGACGGACGGTACACCTACACCGAGGGCAGCACCGCCGCCGGCGTGGTGGTCTACGAGGATAAGTTCTCATTTTCCCACCATGCCACGGATCCGGCCAGCGGGCAGCTCTGCAACGCCTGGGACCTGGTCCGGCTGCACAAGTACGGCGCCCTGGACGCGGACACCGCTCCGGACACCCCGGCAAGTTCCCGGCCGTCCTACAAGGCCATGGCCCAGCTGGCCGCAGAGGACAAACGGGTCAAGGCCCAGCTGGTCTCTGATCGAGTGGCTGAGGCGTCAGAGGACTTCGCGGCGCCGGTCGAAAATGCAGACTGGAGGCAGCAGCTCAAAATCACCGAAAAGGGCGGAATCGCTCAGACCATTGAGAACGTGGTGATCATCCTCCGGCACGATCCCAAGCTGGCCGGCCGGATTGCAATCAACGAAATGGAGCACAACATCGTCACGCTGTCAAGCCTACCCTGGCGACAGGTCAAAAGCCCCAGCCAATGGACGGACGCCGACGACGCCGCCCTGCGCTACTACCTGGAGCGCTTTTACGGCATCAGCGGCAAGGATCGCATTTTTGACGCCGTGAACGTAGTCGCCCAGGAGGGGTCCTTCCACCCGGTCCGTGAGTACCTTGACAGCTGCACATGGGACGGGGTGCCCAGAGTGGAGACGCTGCTGATCGACTACCTGGGGGCCGAGGACAGCCCCTACACCCGAGCAGTCACCCGCAAGGCGCTGGTCGCCGCGGTGGCCAGGATCTACCGCCCCGGCTGCAAATTTGACTATATGCTGACCCTCCGGGGCCGGCAAGGCCTGGGCAAGTCGGCCCTGATCGCCCGCCTGGGCGGAAAGTGGTTTAGTGATACCTTCACGACCATGCAGGGCAAGGACGCCTACGAGCAGGTTATGGGTGTGTGGATCATGGAGGTGGGCGAGCTGGCCGGTATGCGCAAAGCGGAGGCCGAGACCATCAAACTGTACATATCCAAGCAGGTGGACCGCTTCCGGCCGGCTTATGGCCGCCGGCTGCAAGAGTTCCCGCGGCAGTGCATCTTTGTGGCCACGACCAACGAGACCCAGTTCCTCCGGGACGCAACCGGAAACCGGCGCTTCTGGGTAGTGGACACCCCCGGAACACCCACCCATAGCATCTGGGACGAGCTGACCCCTGAGACGGTGCGGCAGATATGGGGCGAGGCCGTGGAGCTATACAAGGCAGGCGAGGAGCTATTTCTTCCCCGCGAGCTGGAGGAAGCGGCCCGAGAGATCCAGGACCTATACGAGGAGGAAAACCCCCGGGCCGGCCTGGTGGCCGACTACCTGGACAGGCTGCTGCCGGAGGACTGGGACGCTATGGACCTATACGCCCGCCGGGCATGGCTGGAGACAGGCGGCGAGGGCACCGTAAAGCGCCGGATCGTCTGCACCATGGAGATATGGGCGGAGGCCCTAGGCGGCAACCCGGACCGGTACGACCGGTACGCGGGCAAGGAAATCCGAGACATCATGGCCGGTCTGAAAGACTGGCGCCGGTCAAAAAAAGACAGAATCACGATACGGCCATACGGCCGCCAGCGGTACTACGAAAGGAGAGACTAGCATGGACGACGCAGTAAACCACCCCGCGCACTACACCAGCGGGCGCATTGAAGTGATTGATTTTATCGAGGACCAGCGGCTGCCCTACCACCTGGGCAACGTTGTCAAGTATGTGGCCCGAGCCGGGAAAAAGGACCCCTCCCGGACAGTGGAGGATCTGGAGAAAGCGGCCTGGTACCTTAACAGGTATATCCAGCTGCTGCAAAAAGGAGGCGCGGTGCTATGACGCCCCTAGAGCGCGAAATTGAGCGCAAGCTGCGGACGACCGCAGAGGCCCGAGGCGGGCGCTGCCTTAAATGGGTGTGCCCCGGCTGGGCCGGGGTCCCAGACCGGCTGCTCATCCTCCCCGGGGGGCGGGTAGCCTTTGTGGAGGTTAAAAGGCCGAAAGGCGGCAGGTACTCACCGCTCCAGGACTACTGGCGCGACGTGCTCAACGGCCTGGGCTGCTGCTACTACCGGGTAAAGGATGAGAGCGACCTGGCCCTCATGTGGACGATCCTGGACCAAGGATAAAGCCTATACGGACAAAGGGGAAATATCCTAAAGGACTGATACCACTGCAACTACTACAAGGTGACTGCATGAAACTGATGAAAGACATTCCGGCCGGATCGGTCGACTTGATACTCTGCGACCCGCCGTATGGCACGACGGACTGCGCATGGGATACCGTGCTCCCGCTCCCCGAGCTTTGGGCGGAGTACAACCGGGTCCTGAAACCCGACGGTGCCGCGGTGCTTTTCGCCGCCCAGCCGTTTACTACGCAGCTGATCGGCAGCAACCCGAAAGCCTTCCGGTACTGCTGGTATTGGCTGAAAAACCAGCCAACCGGCTTTACCTACGCACGATACCAGCCCATGAGGCGCGTCGAGGATATATGCGTATTTTACCGCCAGCACGGGACCTATAACCCCCAAGGCCTCCAGGAGATCGTGGGCGCTAAGGTCCGACGCAAGCGGGCACCGCAGGGGGAAAGCGTCTATAAGATGAGCACCCTGCTGGAGGAGTACCGACCGAAGTATAAAAACTGGCCCAAAAACGTGCTGCAATTTGGCACCGAACGCGGCCACCATCCAACCCAGAAGCCTGTACCACTTTTAGAGTATCTTGTCAAGACCTACACCAACGAGGGCGAGACGGTACTGGACAGCTGCATGGGCAGCGGGTCCACGGGAGTGGCCTGCAAGCGTACCGGCCGCCATTTTATAGGCATCGAGCAAGACCCCGGATACTACAAGACCGCAAAACAGCGCATCAAGGAGGCGACACCATGACAGTAAGACGCGACTACACCAACGGGAGCGGCTACATCTGCCCCACCGAAAACACGGCCGTCCACAATTTGGACCGTCCGCCCGAGCGGAAAATCTCCGCCAAGCCGTACAAGACGACGCTCCGAGAGCAGGATCTCCGGAAGCTGGACAGGCCCACGGCCATGCAGGACCTGGCGCAGATAGCGGCGCGGGACGCCGCGGAGGCAAAAGACAAGGAGACCCTGAAAAGGGCCCGGCAGCTGCTGAACGTTATCACGACAATAGCGCAACTGGCCGATTTTAGCGTTACGGCTGTAGAACTGAGACCCAAGGGCAGCCCGGACACCTACTATAAGGACGCAAAGACCCAGACGATAGAAAGGCGGTGATCCCATGAAATTCTCCCCGTACCCGCACCAGCAGGCTGGGATTGACTGGATAACCGGCCACCCGGCGGGCGCCCTGTTCTGGGGGATGGGGACGGGCAAGACCGTGACCACGCTGACCGCCGTCGACCGGCTGCTCAACGACTACCTGGAGGACGGCCCTGTCCTGGTGATCGCCCCCAAGCGAGTGGCGGAAAACACCTGGAGCAAAGAGGCGGACAAGTGGGAGCACCTGCGCCACCTCCGCGTCTCCCGGGTGATGGGCACCGTCAAACAGCGGTACGCGGCGCTCATGGCTCCGGCGGACGTCTACGTCATAAACCGGGAGAACGTTGTCTGGCTGGTGGAGCTTATGCAAAAATGGCCCGGGGGCTGGCCCTTTGGTATTGTGGTGATCGACGAGCTGAGCAGCTTCAAGGCCGCCAGCGCCAAGCGGTGGAAGGCTCTCCGCCGGGTGCGCGGCCGGATCCGCCGGATTATCGGCCTAACTGGCACCCCCCGGCCCAACGGCCTGGAGGACTTATGGCCGGAAATCTATCTCCTGGACCAGGGCGAGCGGCTGGGCCGCACGCTGACCGCCTTCCGCTCCAAGTACCTGGTACCCGAGAAAATGAACGGCCATATAGTCTACAGCTACCGACCCAAGGACGGCGCCGAGGCGGAGGTCTACGACCGGCTGAGCGATATCTGCATGAGCATCCGCAAGGAGGACGTGCTACGGCTCCCCGGGCAAATTTACGAGGACATAGAGCTCCCCCCTCCCCCGTCTCTGCTGAAAAAATACAAGCAATTTGAGCGGGACAAGGTGCTGGAGTGCCTGGACGCTGAGGGACAGATCGTGGCCGGCACGGAGGCGGCCCTGACCAACAAACTCCTGCAATTTGCCAACGGGGCTATCTATGACGCGGGCGGCGGGGTGCACCCGCTCCACGACATCAAGCTGGACGCCCTGGAGGAGCTGCTGGAGGAGGCCGGCGGGGAAAATGTGCTGGTGCTATACGCCTACAAGCACGACGCGGAGAGGATCCGGCAACGGATCCCCTGCCGCTCCCTGGACCGCCCGGAGGACATTGACGCCTGGAACCGGGGCGAGATACCGGTGGCCCTGGCCCATCCCGCCAGCATCGGCCACGGGCTCAACCTCCAGGAAGGCGGGCACATAATCGTCTGGTTTGGCCTCACCTGGTCCCTGGAGCTCTACCAGCAGGCCAACGAGCGGCTAAACCGGCCGGGGCAGCAGCACGTCTGCCGGATATATCATCTGATCTTAAAGGGGACCCATGACGAGAGGGTGCTGAAAGCACTGACCAATAAAGACAAGGGCCAGGCGGCGGCCATTGAGGCCCTGCGGCTGGAAATCACGGGAGGAGTATAAAGATGTATATCATATCAGCAAATAGAGACCCGGAAGCGGCTGCGGCCGCCTGGGCACTGATTAAGACGGTCTGCGCGGCCGTAATGCGATACCGAGACAGGCACGACGGCAAAGGGCCCGACGCGGTCATGCTCTCCAGGGGCGCATGGACCACCCTCTGGATAGCCGCAGAGGACCCGGACGAGCTGATCCAGCAGCTGAAAGCTAACGCGCTAAACATCAACGGCGTCCCGGTCCGTATGTATGAAGGGGCCGGCGCTGAGTACTATCTGGCAGAGGAGGAAAGCGCATGACCAAGGAGCGGCTGAAACAGTACCGCCACATTAAAAAGGAGATTGAACAGACCAAGGGCCTGCTGGCCGAACTGGAGGCCAGGGTCTACGGGCTGCAATCCCCCGAGATATCCGATATGCCCAGAGCGCACACGGCCCAAGGCAGCAGCGCCCAGGAGCGGGCAGCGGACAGCACCATGCAGCTCCGGGAAAAATACTGGACCCAGCTGCAAGAGCTGGCCGCCGAACAGCTGGCCGTGGAGGAGGCTATCGAGACTCTGGACCCGACGCTGCGGCAAATGCTCCGGCACCGATATATCGAGGGTATGACGTGGGAAGAGATATGCGTGGCCATGAACTACAGCTGGAGGCAGGTCCACCGCCTGCACGCTCAGGCCCTCCGCCAGCTGGCATAAAAATAGCCGGGGATTTCTCCCCGGCTTTTTTGTCTGTTTAATATTGTATCAGTCCGGCGCCTGGGTGGGCGGCGTCCCAGATTATGTACCCGAAGGCAACAAGGCCCAGGACAAAGCAGGCCACGACCAGCCAGCGGATCGTGCGGTCCTTGTCCGCCAGGCGGGCATCTTTTTCCGCCAGCAGGAGCGTATAGGACCCCTCCCCCGCCTCTGGTGGCGCTGGAGGCGGCAGGCCCGCCAGCTCATCAAGGGAGCCGCCGAGAGCTTGCACCATAGAGGAGACAGTAAGGAAAGAAGGGTCCGGCGTCTGACCGGATAGGACACGGCTCACGGTACTGGCCGGGACGTGCCCCTTTTCTGCGATCTGCTGGGCGGACATACCCGCCTGCGTTTTCAGTCGAGAGAGTTTTTTGTGTAGCATTTTCAGTTTTTCTCCGTTTTTCGCAAGAATGGTGCGTTTTTATCGTAAATGGGACAGGAATAATCAGATTTGAGTATTGCGGAGAGCCGAATGTGTAACTACAATCTAATTGTAAACCTAATATACAGAAAAATCCATAACCCAGAAAAATATATAATCCACCAAGGAGGTACCCATGGACGAGATGCTGGAAGCCCTGAAAGAGATGATAAAGGACGCGGTGGACCTCTGCAAGGACGCAGACCTGCTGGATTTAATTTATAAGCTGCTGGCCTGTAGCAGGTGCAATAAATAATTGCTCTTTAATTGCAAACTTGATATAATTCCAAAAAAAATGGGAGGTGCGCATGAGTAAGGGAAAGCATGGTTTTTTGTGGTGGACGTTTATCGGCTGGTGGTGGTGGCCCTGCCGGGCGCTGGTGTGGGACCTGCCCCGGGCCATTGTACTAGGCATAAAGAGACTGGCCGCGCAAGAGCCGCCAGCCGTCCCGGTAGAGGCCCCGGCTGCCCCTGTTGAACCGAAGGCGGAGGAGCCGCTTCCGGGCAAAATGCAGCTCCCGGACGCACAGCACCCATACAGGACCTACAAGGTGACCGGTATCGGCTACCGGCTGAACAACCTCCTGGAACTGGCCGAGATAAACAAGGAGTACAGCTATGGGAAAAAGCGGCTAATTGAGGAGGAACTAGTCGAGGAGCGCGTCTGGAAGTACAATTTTTACCCCCGGACCGCGGAGCTAGTCCCTGAGCCGGACAACCCTCACGACCAGAACGCGATCCGGGTCCTAGTGGATGGGGTGCACGTCGGATACATTAAGGCCGGATCCTGCGCCCACCTCCTGCGGCTCATCCAAGAGGACCGTATAGGCCGGATAAGGCCCGGCATGGGCGGCGGGCCGTACAAGTACGTCAGCTGCACGGGCTACACCGAGGACGGCGACGAGGTCTACGAGATGGAGCAGGCTGATCCACCCTTCTGGGTGCACCTCAGAATTGAGGAAAAATAGCGGGACAACTTTCGGGACAAGAGCGATCTTGTCCCTTTTTTTGTCCCTACCTGCGGGGTGAGGGCGCGCCCAGGTACGCGCATTTTCGGGACAAACTTTCAAAGTTGTGCCACTTGTCCGGGCTTTGTCCCATTTATCCCTATTAAAAAATCCCTAAATATCTAAGTTTTTTATAGTATAAGGACAAGTGGAACAACTGGAACAATGGTTTTATTAAAGTATCAGATAAGGCGGTATAGTATAGGGTAGTATAGGTGTATAGCCTTATCTAAGGGTTTTATAGGATTTTAATGGGTTGTCCGTGCCGTTTGTCCCATAGGCCCAGGACGGCATAGTATGGCACACTATTCCGTAGTATAATGATAGCGTAAGAGATCGGGACGAAAGCCCCGGTCTTTTTTCTGTGCCGGACTACATAATGGCCGGCGGGTGAGGACGGTGGGCAAGTATAAGGAGGTGCGGCTATGGCTATGCATCCATGCCCTAGATGTG